AGCTCATTGTCTTGTATATCACCTTGACCCTTAAGACGTTTAGTCTGTGCATCAAAGCGAGAAGTCTGTGCATCCATAGGACGCGTTTGCGCATTAGCTGTATTCTGTTTAGCTCTTGATTCAATCTCTGCTATCTCCATCTGTAGTTTCAATACAGTTAACTCCTTAGCCTTTACTTCTAAAGGATCAGGTGGAGGAGGTGTCATTTGTTGCTGTAATGCTTTCTTGAACTCTTCTTTGTTCTCACCTGAGGAGTTATCTATGATCTGTGATAACAGTAAACCAAAAGTAGGTGACCCTTGCTGAGTCATGCTCAAGAGGTTAGTCAATTGTGATTGCTCGAACTCTCTAGCCATCATGCCCATAGTACTGCGAGGTAAGAACAAGTAATCATCTATAGGATAGCGGTCATTGTCGAACTGCATATACCTCCAAGCGAACTTACGTACTAGAGGAGTCAAGAAGTCCCTATCTACGTTCTGCATAGTTCTCTTAGTACGCTTGATAGCACCTGAGGCTAACATGGACATACCAGAAGCAGTAGCATTCCTCGGAGATGCAGCAGATGATGTAGCAGAATCCATTGATCCTGTAGCCATCTGTAGCATACGTTCTAATTCACCGCCTTGTGTGAACGTCTCAGCGTTTATATTACCGAAGTTGAACGGCATAATAATATCTTTAGGATTACCGTTAGTTATAACTGTCTTACCGGGAGCTACTGTAGGCTTAGCGCCACGTGGTAAGCGAGTACCGTCTACAGCAATCATGGGATGAATCGTCATAGCGAGCCCATCCATCCGTGCCCTTAGTTCTGCATCTAAAGCACGTTGAGTACTAGAACCTTTCTCAGCAACACCACGTCCGTAGAACCTATTAGGAACCTTGTCGTGCTGATAAGAGATAATTGATCTATCAGAGAAGAAGAAAGGATTCTCTACTGCTTTAAGAAGCACAGCACCGTTACCTATAGTGATGATACACTCTACCATCTCTTCTTCATAGACATCATTCTTGTTCTTAGGAGTAATGTCTAACTCTTCTAAGAGCTCATCTTCTTCTAACTCTAGAGTAACTCCGTCAATGATGGTTCTGGGGACTAAGCCATGATACTCAGTGATCCTAGTCTTGTCTCCTACGTTAGTATCCTTGTTCTCGCCCTTAGAAGACACAGAGAGTACATCATTATAAGAACCTAAGTCTTTATCGAAGTAAACACCTTCCTGTTTCTTTAACTCTATCTCATGTCTGGGCTTAATAGTATCGTGTGCACATCCTAGAGCCTCGTCTACTGACGTAGCAGTAGGGTCAATAACGAATTCTTCTGGATGAATAGCCTCAAGGCGTACTTGAACTCTTAAATCATCTACTGGTTCTGCTGTCGTAGGGTCAATCCTAGTGTCTTTTATCTCATCTACTACTATCTTGCCTATACCATTACCGTATAGAGCACCTAGTAAATACGTTTCAGTGATCTTAGAAGGGACCTTAGCTAGTTCCATATCCTGAAGGAGCATATCACGCAGTTGTTCCATCTCTGATTTGTCTTGATCTTGTATATCATCAGAGAGATCGAACCAATTCTTCTTATTGAAGGTAGCCTCTTCCATCTCAGAGACTTGTATCTCAATAGCCTGCTGTAAAGCAGGAGATATTAACTTAGAGCGCTCCGATTGACGTGCTTTATCATCGTGAGAGTACACACCACGCCACATCCTGTAGTAGAAGTCCCAGTCTTTCTGGAAATTAGAGTCTCTGTACTCTTTCCACTCATCCACATAGCCCATTATGTAGGTAACTAGTTCCCTATGGGGCTTAGGCTGTAGGCCGAGTAGTGCTTGGTCTTGATTTTCTGTCTCGAAAGCCATTTAAAATCCTGCTAGTGGTTTTGAGAGGCTTCTCAAAAGCCTGCCGTATCGTCTAAAGGTGACCATTCATCTCCTTCCCAATCATCGGGGAGATAAACGGCTTTACTTATTTGGTCTATGTACGCTAGAGAGTCAATAAGGTCGTCATGTGCTAAAGGGTTAGGGAAATCAAGCATCTGGTCTACGAATGCCTTATTCCAAGAACCACGTAGTAAGGTGATCCGTCCCTTCTGGAACCTACCTTGTAGTGCCCAGAGTATCCTCTCTATCTTCTTTTGTTTACCGTGTGTTACAGGCTGTAGATTAGGGTACACACCAAGACGGCGCATCTCATCCTCTAAATAGTCGTGCATAGCGTTCTTTAACGAGCCTGACTCTATGCCTGCGGCTACTGGTCTATACTCCCTACACGCAGATAGGAACTGAATACATGCTTCACGTACTCCCCACCTACCATGAATAATATCATGGACTAACCAACCCTTCGGACCAACCTCTGTAACGCATATAGCATGCTCATCCAGCTTAGTCATAGTGGATTTAATCATTCCTTCACCAGTACTGAACCCTGCGGGGTCCATAGTGATGTACATTTGACCATCACCAGCCCACTCATTAGCTGATTCTACGTACTTAACATCTTCTTCCTTGAAAGAACCACCACCACTTGCTGCGAATGAGGCTTCGTGTTCCTGACGAAACGCCGCCGCTGACATAGTCAAGCGACGCTGTTCTATCTTGTCCTGGGGTAGCATAGGATTATCAAGAGAAGTCCAATGAAATGACTCCCATTCAGGAAATCTCTCACTATGTCCTTGCTTGTACATCTCATAGAAATGGTTCTTGCCATCCGGTGTACCAATGAATAGAGCATCACCATCTACATCAAGGAGTGTAGGCTGTATGATAAGGTCCCATACTTCAGGTTTCATATCAGCGTACTCGTCCATCACTACATAAGAGAGTCCGACCCCACGAAGAGTGTCTGGACGATCCGAGCCCTTGACTAATATACGTCTACCATTAATAAGACGGATTATACCTACGTTCTCTACAGTGGACTCTATTACTCCACCTTGGTCTACCATGCCCCCTAGTTCCTTCAAAAGACTCCATATAATATCCTTCCCTTGGTTAAAGGTAGGGGCTATGTACCACACATCCTTAGTAGCTAGATTGTACCCACCAGAATTAATAGTCTTCAGCCCCTCAGTGAGAAGCATAGCAGCAGCAAGATAGGACTTACCGCCACGTCGTCCAGCAGCAGCTACCTTGAACTTAGCTCCTGATTGAACTACCTTCATCTGCTTAGGATGGAGTGAAAAATTAAGGCTAACTTCTGGCATTACTTATTTCTTGCCAGCTCTCTTGATCTTTTTCTCTCTTTCTTTAGCTGCACGTATAGCGCCAGTGAATAAACCACCACCAGTGGGAGAGAACTTACCTATCAGTTGACCAAACAAAGACTTAGTATTAATATCGTCTCCGTTCTGTTTCGCTACCTTCTTTTGTTCTTTAGTGGGCACTATAGCTCTCCTGAGTTAACGTCCTTAGCAGGAGTACCGCGTACACCTTCTGGACTCTTCAAGGACTGTTCACCATCCCCACCATTAGAAGGAGCTCCACCACCAGTACCTATACTGTGATGGTCCCCCTCAATCCAAGGACCCTTTGATGCGGATACTCCGCCTGTTTTACCTGGTTCAACTGCCATACTCTTTCTCTCTGTTTAGATTTGGCAGGAGGCGGTTGCCTGTAGCCATTATTCTTCCTCTATCTCAATGAACTCGCCATCAACAGGCTCGTCGTGTTTATCGTTAGTTGCGTGTAACGTTTCTATATTTATCTTGATTACAGCAGGACCATCGTCCTTAGCACTGATCTCCACAGCCCTCTTAGCTGGAATGATTGACTGCCATATCAATCGCTGTGATTGGAGACATCCTTTCTTAGCCTGCTCTATAACTGTTGATATTACCTTCGGAGCATTCTTAAGAAGGAGTCCTTCAGCTTCTGCCATGATGGCTTGCTTGACGAGGGTAGACTTTCCCAGTGCTCCTTTAGGTCTGCCAGCAGGGTTTCCACTCTTTCCTTTCTGGAACCCTCTCTTTGAGAGGGGGCCACTAGGCTCTTTAGAGCCGTTCTTGAAGCCCCTGCGTTTAGCAGGTGCGTCCGCGATGTCTCCGTCTTCGCTGATGAAGCCTCTTTGCTTTCTTGGGCTACTCGTTTTCTGTATAGTATTTTCTGTACTCTCTCGT